TGCTCACCTACGGCCTCGCCTTTTTCTCGGGGACCGCCACGAGCGATCCGCCACACGCTGCACAAATCTGCGTGCCGCTGGGCCGCACATACGGCGACGGCACGGCACACCCGCACGTCAGATCCAGCCCAACCACCGCGCCACGCGAGTTTGCCATCTAGGACCGCGCTCCGGTGTCGCGGACTTCTTCGTCGTGCTGCCGAAACCGGCGGCGATAGTAGTCGCGATCATGCCGGTCCACATGGACAAGATTTCGCGCCGCGACTTCCCGTCGCCACTGGGATTTGCTCTCGATCCAGACATCTTCGGGTCCCATCGTGTCGAAAAACCTCGGGCCGCCTTCGATCTGATCGTCAATCACCGACAACAGCGCACGTCTCGGTTCCAACGGGCAGAGAAAGCGCCCGTGCTCCCCCTGTGCGAGTGGCTGATAGCAGCGGTCACAGGTCACAGATAGCCTCTCCGCCATATTCCAGCGTGGCCCGTGATGCGCGTGGCTCGATACCATCCATAGAGATCGCCCATGCGCCCCCACACATACGTGTCTCCAGTGTCAACGCTAATCGCCAGCGTGCCCACGCGCATTACTGGACCATGCCTCCCGCCCCCATCGGACTCGGCGCTCCACCGATCCCCTGCATCCCGCCGGTTTCCTCGGCGGCGTGCTTGCTCAAACTTTCCTGCTGCGGCAGTTTCCCGCCGTGCGCGGTGTTCGGGGCGGCACCCGCGGCGCCCTTCGCGGCGGCGGCTTGCGCCATCAGCAGTTCGTTCTGCTGCAGCATCGCCTGCGACTGCGCCACCGCCTGCGGACTAATCTGGAATCCCAACTGCTGCAGCAGTTCCACCACGATTGGCGCCTGCGGGGCCACGAGATCCTCGCCCTTGAACGAGAGCGAGCAGGCCGCCGGAGCCGAGTGCGGCGGATCGGGCGGCGCGACAATCCCGGTCGGATCGATGTGGAACTTCCGCAGCAACTTTTCGAGCAGCTTCGGACGGCCCTTCTGGATGTAGGGATCGTTCGCCAGGAACGAATACAGATCCTGCGCCTGCTTGCGATCGACCGCCTGGTCCACACGCAGTGCCGAATCCGGCATCGCCGTGAACGCCAGCGCACTCGCGACGGTCTTCCGCCACGCATCCCAGATCGACGCCCGCTGGGGGCCGACGATCTTCGCCGCGAGCTGCACCGGGTAATACCGCTGGACCAGCGTCGAATACTTCGTGACGCCCTTCAGGTACCACTGCAGCACCAACCCGCGCTCGAAATCGAGCCGCGCATTCGCGTTCGCCTGCTGAATCTGTTCCGCCGTCGCCGTCTGGGCCTGCGCCGACTGCACCCCCTGCTGCCCCGCATCGAGCGCCCACGTCCGGGCAATGTCGGCATCGATGTAGTCGGCAATCGCGAACGATTCGCGCGGCATCGAGCCCTGCGGGAGTTCCTTGATTGAACCCTCGCCCACATAGGCATCCTCGGGAATGCCGATCATGCCGCCGATGGGAGAACGGACGATTTTCGCCAGCGCGTCGTTTGGCAGTTTCTCGATGTTGTACTGCCACCGGAGCGTCATCGCATCGCGGTACTGGAGGTTCTGTTCGCGCGAGACGTTCAGTTCGTTGACCAGCGGACGGGTCATCGTCGCATCCGCCGGCGGCCAGGACGAATCCGTGCGCGTCCGCATGTTCAGCGGATGAATCGGGAACCCCAACACCGAATCCGGCGTCAAGCCGCCCGTGGCATCGAGCGTCTGGTCCGGCGAATCCTCTTCGATGGCGGGTGTCTCCATCCCGTCCACCAGCACCAGGTGCGTCAGGTGCTCCGGATGCGGCCGGTCTTCCCGATAGAGACACGAGCGGTACCACAACTCCACGCCGGTAAACACATCGGCGGGTTCGGTACTGCTCCCGCGATCGAAATACTGCTGGTTGTCGGTCTTGTTGCCCGAAAAGTCATCCGGGAGCTGGTATTTCGCGCGGTTCCCCGGCGTCAACGGCAGCGTGAACTGGTATCCGAGCCACGGGGCGCGGTCCCAGTCCGTCGAGCGGAAATCGTGCGGCACCAACGCCTGTTTCGGGCTGAAGTGCTGCCAGAAGCACGTCTCGTACACCGGGACCGGCACCTGCACCGGCTGCCCCGTCGCGGGATCCAGCAGTCCGTCCGGGTGATCGGTCGGCACCGTGACGGACTCGTAGCCCATCTTCGTGAACCCGACCCCCGACAAGTCCAGCACGTCGAAGATGGCCCCATGCACCATCCGCACGGCATCCACCGTGTCGGGGCCGAGGAGCTCGTTGACAATCTCCTCGTGCGCCTGGATGGCGAGGCTCGCCGGAATGGGCGCCGGTTGTCCCGTCTGCGGATCCACCGGTCCCAAGAGCGGCTGACCGGTCGGCCCGACAATCGGCCCTTCCATCAGCGGTGAGGGCTGCAGCGTGACGTTCGGCTTCTGGTAGAACAGGTCCGCTTTCTTCCGCTCCACGAGCGAGAAGTCGCGGTTCGTGTTGATGTCCCCGGCGTACTTCCCCGGCGCATCCGTGGCGCGGGGGGCATAGGCGCGGTCGTTCGCCTCCCACCACGGTTCCTGCTCCTGACGCGCCTTGCGCGCGGCGGCAATCTGCGTGCGCCAATACGTGACGGGCTTGCCGGCGATGATGGGCTGTTCCCCCATTTACGCGGTCCTCATCGTCCAACCATCGCCCACGGGACGAACAATGGCGGCCTTGAACACGAGGGCTTCTTGGTGGGGCCGACGCGCGCCACCAGCCGAGAATCGTACGTTCGACAGTAAGCCACGCTCGTAGGCGTTATACGCCTTGCGCCCAAGATGAATCTCCGTGGGTGGCGGCGTTTCCGCGTGATAGATGCGGCGCATCTGACCGGACACGTCGGACGGCGAGAGCGTGTACGTCACGCGGTCCTCCGCGCATCAGCACGCCATGCACGCCATGCGCGCTGGAGACGGACGCCAATGGGATGGCGCGTGCAGTTGATCGTGTCGTAGTGCGTGCGTTCCACGGCGTCCATGACGCGAAGAAAGGCCGTCCCGCATGGCTCGCAGAAGCAATCGGCGCCATGCTGATCCATCCACGCACGCAGTACACGCTGCCGATGCCAGAGGATCGGATACCAAATCACCCGAGGAATACGTTTGACGTACAGCTTGGCGCGCCAATAGATTCGGAGCATCTTCGGCGCCCTTTTGAGCGTGCTCACGCGGTCCTCCGCGCCAACAGCCCCGGCGCCACCCGGTCCGCCTGCGCCTTCATCCACGCCAACGTCCCCGCCTTGGGCGGGGCGGCCTGCCGCACCTGCTCGCCAATGGGCGGACGGCTCATGACGAAATACCGCAGGCCATCCGCCGCGTGGTCCTCGCCATCCGAATCGACATCTTCCGGTCGCGTCTTGTCGCTCACCAGCGCCGGCATCGTCCGCACCGTGTACGCGCACTCCGGGGAGACGGTCAGCCACGGCACCCCGTCCGGAGCATCCTTCAGCCAATGGCGCAGCCGCTGCCAGCCCAGCGGACGATCGCTCGTCCCCAGACGGCGCTTGTCGGCCTTGATCATCGGCACGCCGTTGCGCTGAAAGGTTTCCGCCATCGACTCCCCCACCGTCCCATCGGGCGTCCACATCGACGTGTCCGCGACCGTGTACTGCGCCTTCACGCCGAGGTCTTTCGTCCGTCGCACGATCTCTTTCGCCACGTCAGCCGCGAGGGTGCGGGTAAAGACGTACTCGTGTTCCAAGTACCACCGCCCCGAATCCGGCAGCTTGACGAACCACAGGCAGACACCCGGCTTGACATAGCCCCAATCCACCGCGCGGACGCGCTGGAAGTGCGCGGGATACACCCGATGCTCCGCGCTGACATGCTTGGCTTTCCGCCACTCCCCAAAGTACTGCCCCGGAAAGATGTCCCAGTCCCCATACCGGTACGCCCGCGCCAACTCCTCCGGCAACGACTCCAGATTCGCCGCATACTCCGCCTGGTCAATGTGCGGGTTGTCGTCCAACGTCGCCGCC